ATGTTGTCCATTGGTGTTGGATTGAAGTTTGAGATTTAGAGTGTTCGTGTGTTACACTCTTCACTACGTTCAGAGTTGTAACACACTCACTCTCTATTAGGGGTTGAGGTCGAACTGAGTGTTCTTGAATGCCTCTTCGAGGCGCTTCTTGTTACCTGCATCCGCAGCATACCATGTATCAATGAGGCGGTATTCAAAGCTACCGCAGTTCTGCTGTCGCAGTTCAAGCGTTTCGTGTTGTGTCATTTGTCTGTTGTTTCTACTCCCCACCACGCAATCTCTTCGTCGTGGATGCGGAACTCGTGGCATTCTTGCAGTTCGTTTTCCCATACCCCGACCCACACGCCGTGGTCGTCAGGTGCGCCCTGTATATGGGCGGCTTGGAATCCTTTTTTTTGCAGTGCCTTGACTGCTGATTCGCATTGTTCTTGTGTCATAGGTCAATGATTACGCCCTTGGATTCAAGAGCATCGGTGATAAATTCAGGGAGTTCGAAGCATCCATCGTACCCCGTGAGGCGTACATCTCCGTTGTCATCCCAATACACTTCGAGGATTCCGCCTGCATAGAAGCGGTCACCTCCCGTGTCAAGGTCGTAGGTTTCGTACCACCCACCTGTTCCGTGGTTGGGGTCAATCTCTACGGTGGTGTCCATCTCTACGCCCGTGGCTCGGTCTATGTCAATGTCGTATGCCGTGGTCATAGCTACGTGTGGTAGCGTGGTCTTGAAGTCTAGTTTGAATTTCATGGGGTTGAAGTTTGAGTGGTTTAGTGTGTTCGTGTGTATCACTTCTACACTTCGTTTAAGAAGGTGATACACACTCACACTACATTAGTTGTAAGCGGCACATTCGGTGTTGCCAACAGGTTTGATGTACTGCGTATGTGCATCATATGTCGTACAGCCTTGCAAAACGACTACGACCATCAGTGCCGCCATCCATGCGAGGAAGGCAAGGAACGCATAGTTAACTCGATTCTTCATGTAATATGTATTATGTGTTTGTGTTTCAGTTAGTTACGTTCCACACCTCATCAAAGATGAAGCGGTTTTCTCTACGCATATATGATACGTAGTTGTCGTAGTGGTTTTTGTCTTTGAATGTTTTAACAACAACAAACTTTCTTCCGTTAGGGATGATGAATTGTATTTTCTTTGTCATGTCCATAGTTCTCTGATGACCAACCATACCACAGCTTGCAAATGTGCAGGGGCATACCCCATGTCATATGAGATGCGTTGGAACTTGCGTTCCAATAGGTCGTATTGCTTCGGTGTAATCTGGTTGTCCAAGTTCTTCCGAGTCTTCGACTTGGTCTGAAAGCTGTACACCATCCATGTATCAATCGTGACAGCATTCATATCAAATGCACCCACATTCAAAGCGAATCGGTGAGTCTTTCGGCTTGCTTCGTGGACTTGAATCAGTCCCTTTGCAATGTTGAATGCCTTGACCTTGTTGGAATTGAAGGTGCTGACCTTCACACGATCGTGTGATACGTCATCATGTACAGCTTGAAAGACGTTCCAAGCATCAATCTTGTTTCGTTCCCATCTGTTTCTCGGAGAGAGAGCCGAGATGACTCCCCCTGCACGGAGTGGTGATATGTCGAATTCATTGGACAGCATCAGAGCAAAGCCCTTGGCTTCGTCGTACCATGCCACACCATCTTGTATGACATCATCCGTTGCCATGTCATGCCAATGTGATACGTTGCTACGCATCTTTGACATCATCTTGTCAAATGTTTTTGGATTCATCGTAGATGATTTGAAGTTTGATACAGACACCCCGAAGGGTGTTTCGTCCACTCAGGACTCGTCAGTGTACCTCGATTGAGCTTGCGTTGTTGAAGTCGTAGATGGCTTTTTCGTTTCTTGCCTTAGCAAGTTCCATTGCCACATAGTGTGACCTGACTACGTCAGAAAGTTCGAGATAGAAGAACCCTTGGTCATCGACCCATCCACCTATCACTTGGAACGGGTCACCATGTGATGACGCTTGGATTTTTTTGAACTCTTGTTCAAATGCAATGAATGACAGCGATTCATTGGCACATTTGAACAGCTTGCAGTCAGCGGCTCCGCCGACAGCGTAGCCAAGTCCGTTATATGTCATTCCGTCTGTCTTGACGCTGAACCCCTCACCGCTTTGGATGAGGTGATACAATGATTGTGTTGAGGCCATGGTGTTGAAGTTTGAAGGTTTATGGGTGGTTCGTATATCACTCTATTCGTAAGAACTCATAGAGTGTATATACTCACCCCCCAATGTTGTCGTTTTGGTTGTGGTTGGCATCGACCCATATCATGATGAGTATGATACCTGCGATTGGCATGAGCATGCCGTAGAGAATAATGTCCATCGTAGATGAAGTTTGAAGTTTGACACAGACACCCCCCGAAGGGGGTGTTTCGGCTATTGAAGCCTCGTCAGTGTGCCTGTCATATGATATCACATCATGTCACGGAGTTCACGGAGTGACAAGTCAGAGAATGAAACCTCATTGGATGTTCCATCCAAGGGGAACTCTGCATCAAGCTTCGCTTGGAAAGCTTTGAGGACTTCAGCCTTACGAGCTAAAGCTCGTTGACGGATTCTCTCATCACTGCCGTTGGCTTCGCCAAGCTGTTGAACTGACTGCCGAGCAGCTTCTACCGAAGCTGTCTTAGCCTTGGAACAAGGCTTGACTGGGCTGTCAGCCTTTCCATGAAAGGCTTTCTCTTGTCTGTCAGCAACTCGTTGCTGTGGAGTAGCTTTCTTGATGGTCGTCTTACGACGACGCTTCGGCTTGGCCTTAGCCTTCGGCTTGGTCTTGGTCACCTTCGGTGCATCGGGCATCATACCCTGTGACATGAGGAACTGCTTGAACAACTCCATCATCTCATCAGTCCCTTGGGACTGCTTGTCAGATGTCTTTGACTTGGTTGCCTTCGGCAACTCGATGGCTTCAACGAACTCAGAGAGTTCTTTGATGGCTTGTCTTGCTTGACCCTTTCTCACCGTTGACGGTGAGAAGTAGAACTCATTGACTGAAACTGAAACTGCTTTCAGCAGTTCGACTCTGTTGGTTGACTTTTTCATTGGAAATGAAATTTGAAAATTGAAGTTTGAATGGTTTGGGAGGGTCCTCTCTGACACTCTTCGTAAGACTCAGAGTGTCTGAGAGTCCCCTCAGTTGGTCGGCAATCTCTCTGCTTTAGCAGAGTTCGAATCGTCGGAGTTTCTCTTCCAAGGGAAGAGCATTGGCTTTCTCATATTCCTCTTCGAGGAATGTGCATTGGAATTTCATTCCAAAGGGCTCAAGCAAAGCTTGAATCTTACTGATGTAAACATCAGTATTGGAGGCTTCATCACAATCTACGAAGTAGATAGTGCCATCTTCGTCGGTTTCGAAATCTGCAAGATTTTCGAAGTCAAGTAGAAGTTCAAGCCATTCATCGACTTCGTCGAATACTGCCTTCGGCAGTTCAATCTTGTCCTTCGGACAAGTCAAAGACATCGTTTCACCTTCGGTGAACATGAAGTCCCATTCAGTCATAAGATGACTGATGTTCAGTACCTCTGGAAGAGGTTCTGATGGATAGTCCCAAGATTCCATTGGAACCTCTTCGAGGTTCTCAATGACCTTCAGAGCTTCTTTCAGAAGCTTGATGGCATGGTTCTTACGAACCATGGATGGATGGTTGATGGCTTGGTTTGCAGCTTTAGCTGCAGCTGTTGCTGAGTACTTCATCTTCGATGAATTAGTGGTTTTCGATTTCATCTACGATGACAGCTTGCTCTTCGGTACTGAGTTCACAGAACTCAAGACAGAGCCAAAGGCTCTCTATGTCAGCAGTCCAAAACAGCTCAAGCAAAGCTTGAATACGGGCTTCAGTCAGTGTAACTGACTGCTTGTAAGACTCTTTCAGAGTCTGAGTGTTGATTGATTTCATCGGAGATGAATTGAAGTTTGAGTTGGCAAGATTGCCGCTGCAAAGGTATGGTCAACTTTCGGCAAAATCCAAGCCCCTTCTTCCTGCGCGATTTCTCCCGCCTGAAGACTACGTAGTAGTCCGCGTGGAAACAGGTAAAGAAGCGGCCTCATGTGCAGGCATGACGTGGGCATCATGCGAGGCGAGGTGAGATTTTTGTGTTGGTATTTGAATTGTCAACAGCAAACCCTGTGCGTTACCATGCGTGGTCCTTCGGACTGCGTGCTGTAACGTGTGGGGTTTTGTCCCCCTGCTTGGAATTGCTATAGAATCCTGACGATTTTTGAAACCGATGGTTACCGAAGGTAAAAAGTCAGAAAGTTTTGCAGTAACATCGAAGATGTTAAGGGGGGTGGGGTCAAGGGTCGCGTTCGGGCAGACGTGACGGACGTGTACAAATGTATATAATCCCCAAACCACGTGTTTCTGATCAGATTTTGCCAGTACCGTTCGCGCATAGTTTCCGCACGCAAGCGTTTAACAACAGCCTAATCAATAACTTACAGCCTGTTGCCTCAAGAGTTACTTCAATCTTGACTTTTGAAAAAAAAATTTATACCTTCGCATAGCTGATAAGGTGGTAGCAAACGCTCATAAGCATATACAGCTGTTCAGAGTGTTTTTTGTTGGTACGTGGAATCAGTTATTGATTTAGACGCAAGGCTTGCTGTGCTATATTTGTACCTATGCAGGCAGTCCGATCACTACCCCCAGAACTACAGGCTCTGATTGACCAATACAACCAGCTCTTAGAAGAGTCTGGTTACAATCAACAGTACTATGACATGGATACGCGCAAGCAGTTTATGGCGGACTACCATGAAGCTGGGTCCGACATTGACAAAATGCAGGGTCCTAAGATCTTTCGACAAAGTGGTCTTACAAGAGAAGAGTTTGATGCTCGGAACAATAAGATTCGAAACCTCTATGATGAGATCATAGGTGTTTCAGAAGACCTACAGCGTCAAGGGAAGATCAAAATCAACAAAGCGGCAGACCCGCTATATAACAAAGAGGGCGATGCGTCTGATACGTTTGCATTTCAGCTTGTACAAGTCCCAGGTGTTGCTCAAGGGTCAAGTTATTTTGCACCTGCTGTGGGTCATTCTCCAGCCCTACCGCTATTCGCTGCTTCAGGCCCCGAACCACTAAAGCCCATGAAGCCATTGAAGGCTGGTCGTCAGGAGTTGCCTGCCAGAGAGCTTCAGGAGTCTGTTCCAATGGACATACCTCAAGTTCAGAAGGAACTCATAATGTCGGCCAACCCACGCATGCGGACTGGACAAGAGCCAAACTATTACCTTATTAAAGATGGGAATAGAAAGAGAGTGCGACCTGTAGAAGAAGAAGAGCTTCAGTACTACAGAACCCAAAACAGAATTGGAAGATGAACCCCAGACGAAAAAAACCTGCTGGCAGAAGACTCATCAAGAGCTACGAGCACGGTGGACCGCATGGTGACCCTAAGAAAAAATCAAACGAAGATTTGATTACGGACCTTGATCGCAGAATGATTGGAAATAAAAGCAATTATGCTATGGACTTCTTAGGTGACTTCTATGCTCAACCTGAAGTAAGATCTAAGATTGCTCAGAATCTTGCCTTTACACAGGGTGATGGACCTCCTGAACCTGCTACAAGAACAGAGGCATATAATATTCTTTCTAGAATGTACCCCAACAGAACTGATGAAATGGTTACGTATGAGGGTCTTGCAAATGTCTTGTCCGACCACTACGGTGACTTTATGGGTTCTATGGGGAATATGAATTTTGAAGATAAAGATCCATTTACAGGAGGGAGGGTAACAAGAAGTGCTGGCCCTGTAAGATCTGGCAAGGGGTCTCAGCGAAATCCATTTACTATGGGTATGCGACCACAACAAGAAAGAATGAATGTGGAGGTTCAAATAGACCCCATGAGACCTATGTCTACGTACGTACATGAAATGACTCATGCTACTGACGTACATAACAATCCTGGAAATGTGGCGATAATGGACAAGTACCGAAAACGGTTGAGTATGAATCAAGGCTCAGAGGATTTTACCAAAAACTATGAAGCGCTTTCTGAAGCAGGAAATAGACTTGGGATGGATGCTGCAGACTTCTTAGCATATGTGGGGCAACCAACGGAAACCCTTGCTCGTCTTAATGAGATTCGATATGACATGAACGCTTATTCGGGCAATCCTATGAACTACGAATATGCATATGATGACATTCCATCTTTGATAGAGAATGATACCAAAGCCTTTAGAGAACTTGCTGCAGTGTACGGGGCTGAGAATGTTGTAGAAATGCTCAACGAGATTTTCTGATACAGTAAATTCATTATCTTTGACGCATGGCTACAATGACCGTTACCATTCAAGAGGAGTTGACGATCAACGGCAAGGACCGTGGAAACAAAAACCAGCTTAGCATTAGTAGTGTAAGCGAAGTGTTCACCAGGGTCCTCACTGTTACAAACACCGAGCAAAACATTCTTGAGTTTCAGGCTACCAACCCATCGGGTGGGGCAATTGCAGACACCACTCTGCAGTATTTGAGAATTACAAACTTGGCTGCGTCGAATACTGTTGACCTTCGGATTCAGGATACAGCAAATACCAAGGAATACTTTGTTCAGCTCGGCGGGTCTGAGTCGTACATTATCTTTAATGACAAGATGGATTGCGACTCCGCCGCCGTAAACACAACCATTTCTCTTTCACAGATCGACTTTATCAGTGCCGACGCGACAGGAACGGGTGGAGAAACTGCTGATGTAGAAATCTTTGCAGTAGCAACATAATGGAAGTAAAGAAGTATAAGCACGGCGGAAAACACGGTGGTCCCGAAGGCAACCCTTTTGCCATGACCAAGGAAGAGCAAGACAAGTCTAAAGCTGCTGTTCTTAGGGGTGACAAAAAGTTCACGAAAGAACTTAAAAAAGAAGAGAGAAAGGTTGACAGAACGATTCGAAGAACTGGTGGAGGCGCCGAGGGTATTAAGAAGCTGCAAGAGCAACTGCGAAGAAAGGCAAAGCGAAAGAGAAGAAGAGAAAATCGCAGAAAGAGGCGAGCAAATCGAACCCTAAATCCCATCAAGGCCATTAAAAGCAGAGGCAGAAAAAAGGATTTTAGTGGGGGTCAGGGAAAAAGCGCTGGATGTCAGGGCGCTGGCTGCGGGGCTTACGAATAAACAATAAATGAAGCTGTCAAAGAATCTTACTCTTGCTGAATGCACCAAGAGCACAACAGCATCCCGCCTTGGGATCAATAATACACCTGATGATGAGTGGGTTATCGAAAATCTTAAGTCGATTGCAGAACACGTATTTCAACCTCTTAGGGACGCTTTCGGGTGCCCTATATACGTGTCGTCAGGCTATCGTGGGCCTGAGCTCAACCGTGCGATCGGTGGCTCAAATCGCAGCCAACATATGGAGGGACGAGCACTTGACCTTGATGCAGACGTGTTCGGAGGCTGTACAAACGCTGAAATCTTCGAATGGCTACGAGAGAATGTTACGTTTGATCAGATGGTGTGGGAATTTGGTGATGACAACAATCCTGATTGGGTTCACATCAGTTATGTTCATGATGGCGTTAATCGTAAAAGGTGCCTCAAGGCTTGTCGCGACGATGAAGGCAAGACGTACTACGAAGTGATGTTTAAGTCGCTCTGACTTAGTCTTCGAACTCTCTGTAAAATCTCTGTACTAGCAGGCGGCCTTTCTGCGACAGAGAGTACCTAACCCTGTAGTTGTACTTGAGCTCGTCTCTAAACAAGTGATCTTCTCTTGTATTGGAGGGCGTTAGCTTATCAAAGTACTTGTATACGTACCCCTCTTTCATGAGCGGGTATACATATCTACCACCCACATGTTTGGTTGATACCTTAAAGTCTTGTGCTGCATATTTCAGTGTCCAGAACTCTAGATCATAGCACCACAGCATAAACATCAGCTCTTTTTCAAAGACCTCATGCTGTTCGCAAAACTCGTCCATGGTAGTTCTCAGGTTCTTGAGGTAGTTTCTTTTTACGTACCTTTGATTGAGGCGTGAGAACTCACGGAACATCTTATTGTTGGACCTCTTATGTGGCATTGAAATAAACTTGGATAAGCACAAAGGTATGGAGAAGGACGGTTTTCTTTTTGAAATTCAGAGACTTGCAGTAGAGATGGACAGCCTGATTGACGAGTACGGGGTGCGGGATGAGGTGATGTCTTTGTTTGTCGTCGGGGTGGTTGAACCATCAGAAGGTCCAGACCCAGACACGAGTCAGCTCAGAGCCATCTATGGTTACAATCTCAACAACAGAGAAGAACTCGAAGAGTTGCTTAACTTTGCAAGCGACACATATAAAGATCCTGAAGGCCCAGACATCAATGACTTGCTAGACGGGCTGGGCATAAGTTTAAATTAAATGGAAGGAGTTATTCGTAAGATCATTATTGGTCGAGACCCTAAAGATGCCATGGCGTACTACGTCGGCATGCGGGCTGGTAGCAGCAAGGTTAGTGCGATTGTTAATGACGAGGCGTTCTTGTACAGACATGGCAAGAACAGATATCTGGTGTACCTCGAAGAAGAAGATGGGGCAAATGTGCTGTGGAAGTCTGTCGATGATATGCCATGCATTATTGAATTTGACTTAAATTTTTAATTATGAGCCACAAATCAAAAGGCCTTGGCGATACTGTCGAGAAGTTTACCAAGGCAACTGGACTTAAAAGACTGGTAGAGCGTGTGTCCAAAGACTGTGGATGCGAGCAGCGGAAAGAGTATCTGAACGATAAGTTTCCGTACAAACAATGAGGTCGCTAAATATGTTTATCGTTGAGCTGGACAAACCCATCAACGATACAATCACCACGAAAGGTGGTGTTGAACTGTTTATTGACACCCGATTTGAAATGGGTGAGTTTAATAATCGGGTAACCGACGGTCCCGTCATCGCTACGCCAGCCAAGTATAAGACACCTGTAAAGGTTGGAGATACGCTGTACTTTCATCACCTTGTTGTTATGCAGGGCGGACAAAAGCTTACGGGCATAGATGACAGTTACTTTGTAAAGTTTGATCCAGAGCACGCAGTAAACAATCAGGCGATTGCCTATAAGAATAAGAAGGGTAAGATTACCCCACTTGATGGCTGGAGTCTGTTGCTTCCTGTTGAAGAAGAAAAGGAAGAGACAGAAGTCCAAATCGTATCGCTCAAAGAAAAGCTTCCAACAAAGGGCAAGGTTGCCTTTGACTCGAAACATTTGAAGGCTATTGGCGTAAAGAAAGGCGACGTCGTTTGTTTCAAGGAAAACAGAGACTATCGTATCAAGATTGACGGAACGGAATACTACCGCACCCGTGTCGAAGACCTAATGTATGTCGAAGAAGAAGTTCACAACGATTGAGGCTGCTGGAAGGCTAATGTCGTCCATGGAGGCTGCTATCAACAACATGATCGACGAAATCAAAAAGCCTGTTGATCCAGACATCAATGGTAGCGCACGAAAGGCTGAACTACAGTCTATCAAGCAAACGGCCACTGATTGCAAAGAGCTGCTTGTGGAGCGCCAGCGCCTTGAGCAAATGATCAACGATCTAAAGAGCAATGGAGAGTTAGAAGAAGCCAAAGACTATTCAGGCGGATTTGCCGAAAGATTCTCGAAGTAATGCCCTACAAAGACCGCGAAGATCAAAGAAAAGCTTCTGCTGCTCATTACGAAAAGTACAAAGAGCAGTATAAGGTCAGGGCTAAAAGAAGAAACAGGAACCAAAGAAAGTGGGCCCGAGAGTTTATCCAAAGAATTAAAAGCAAACTTTCTTGTGTCGATTGCGGAGAATCAGATCCAATTGTCTTGGAGTTTGATCATGTGTGCGGTGAGAAAGTTCACAACATTGCAGATATGGTAAACCAGTCTTATGGTATGGACACAATAAAGAAAGAGATTCGAAAGTGCCAAGTGCGTTGCGCCAACTGCCACAGAAAACAAACTCACAATCGTCGCAACTCATAACCGCGAGTATCCCCTCAAGCTTATACCTTGTAGAAAGGGTAGTTGGTTACACGCGGGTTCAAGCCCCGCCTCGCGGACTTTGTTATCTTTGTTTTTAATACGCGCCTGTAGCTCAACAGGATAGAGCAGCGCACTTCTAATGCGCAGGTTTCAGGTTCGAGTCCTGACAGGCGCACAATTTAATTCATGGCTGGACTCCTAAACATACAAGAATACGATGAGGCTGTTATCTCAATTTGCCCCGAGGGTACAACGGGAGACATTATTTCGGTCGGTGATATACTCATTGCACTTCCCGCTCAGCCTCCCAAAGAGGAGATTGAAGGATATGGACGTCCAAACGACATGCAGCTGTGGCAGAGGGTTTCTATGCCAGAGGAGCTGTCTAGGGTTAAGAGTATGGACGAATGGTCTGAAACGCCGAGAGAGTTCAGACAAAAGTTTTCTCCGTATATCGAGAAGGAATTTAGCCGTAGGCGTAACGGCTTTTGGTTTTACAATGACGGTAAGCCTACATATATTACGGGCAGGCACTACATGATGCTTCAGTGGACTCGGATGGACATAGGTTATCCGAACTTCTTGAGTTTCCAAAGAGATATTTTCTTACATTTAGCTGCGTGTGAGGCGGACCCCCGCTGTATCGGACAGCTGTACACTAAGTGTAGGCGGAGTGGGTACACCAATATCTGCTCCGCTGTGCTTCTTGATGAAGCCACGCAGGTCAAAGATAAGCTCCTAGGTATCCAGTCAAAGACTGGTAAGGACGCACAAGAAAATATATTCATGAAGAAGGTGGTCTACATGTTCCGCCACTACCCCTTTTTCTTCAAGCCCATTCAAGATGGTACCACTAACCCACGCATGGAGTTGGCTTTTCGCGAGCCAAGTAAGAGAATCACGAAGAAGAATAAGACTGCGCAAACGGGCGAAGCTCTTAATACGATAGTCAACTGGAAGAACACCACAAACAATGCTTACGATGGAGAGAAGCTCCATATCTTGTACCTCGATGAGGCTGGAAAATGGGAAAGACCTACAGACATAAGAGATGCCTGGAGGATTCAACGGACGTGTTTGATCGTCGGGCGAAAAATAATCGGAAAGGCCCTGGTCGGAAGCACGGTAAATCCAATGGACAAGGGCGGAAAAGAGTACAAAGAATTATGGAGGGACTCGAATCCTATAGAGAGGAATGCGAATGGAAGAACGAAGACGGGTCTGTATAGATTGTTTATTCCTGCGTTTGAGTCTCTAGAAGGTTTTTTTGATAGGCATGGCAATCCGATTGTGAATGATCCAATCAAAACTGCAGAAGGTCTTGATGGCGAAGACATATACATGGGGGCTAGGACGTACCTCAAGAACGAGCGTCAAGCCCTGACGGACAACGCTACTGAATTAAATGAGGTTATCCGACAGTTCCCATTTACAGAAGATGAAGCGTTCAGAGACAGCGTTCAGGGCAGTACCTTTAATATTGCAAAGATCTATGAGCAGATCCAAAGCAACGATGAGCTGTATCCAAATCCAGTTGTTGTAGGAAACTTTGTATGGCAAAACGGCCAGAAAGATACCAAGGTTGTATTTAAGCCTGACCCTAACGGTAGGTTTAGGGTCGCTTGGATGCCGCCAGACGAACTAAGAAGCAAAGAAAAGTTGGAGCGGGGAAAGAGGGTCCCACCGCATCCATGGCTAGGTGTCGGTGGTATTGACTCCTATGATCTTGATGCCACAGTTGATGGAAGAGGTTCCAAGGGTGCCATGCATTTGTACAATAAATTCAACATGCACCATCCGTGCAACATATTTGTTGTTGAGTATGCGTCTCGCCCACCACTTGCTAGTATCTTCTATGAGGATTGTTTGATGGCTGCTGTGTTTTACGGATACCCCCTCCTAATTGAGAACAACAAGTATGGGATAGCCAGATATTTTGAACAAAGGGGCTACGATGGCTACCTGCTAGGAAGACCGTCCCACCTAAAATCTTCATCAGGCGTTTCTAAGGTAAAAACAAAGGGTATACCGTCTAATTCACAAGACGTTATCCAAGCTCATGCTCAAGCTATTGAAGCTTTTATTCACGAGCACGTTGGGTTTAACGCAGACACTGGTGAGTTTGGCGCTATGTACTTCAACAGAACGCTAGAAGACTGGATTGGTTTTAGGATTGACAACAGAACTAAGTTTGACCTTACAATTAGTTCTGGGTTATGCCTTCTTGCTGCGCAAAAACAAAAACAAAAACCAAAGAAAGACTTTGCAGAGAGCAAGTTTTTCAGGCGATATAAGGTAATCGGTTGATTCCCTATATTTGCAATACTATACGCGAGTAATTTCTGCGAAATGCAAGACAACCAAGGAACAATTAAGGGGTTTCCAGATCCGCTTGCTTCGCCAGAAGAGAAGTCAAGCAAAAACTATGGCATCCAGTATGCCAAAGCTATTGATTCTCAGTGGGGGAGAATGACGGACACAGGGTCTCTTCTCGGCAAACGAAATAGACTTTTTGAAAGAAGCCGAAGGTATGCCACTGGAACACAAGATACAAATATCTACAAACAACTTCTGAGCAGCCTTGACCCTAACAATGGGGACGGCAGCCTGATGAACATTGACTACACCCCAGTTCCTGTTTTGCCTAAGTTTGTTCGTGTCGTAGTAAACAAAATTCTTGGGACCAACCTGTACCCCAATCTTGAGGCTGTTGATCCGCTGTCTTCTTCCGAGAAGAATAGACAGAAGAAGTTTGTACAGGCTCAAGTCAAGAACAAGGACTTGCTTGTTGATTTTAAGCAGCGAACTGGTCTCGACCTTGGACAGGACCCCAACACACTTCCCGACAGTAAAGAAGAAGTTGATATTCTGTTTGGTGATAACGTCAAAACTGGCGCAGAGATTTCTGCGCAAATGGCAACTCACCTGACTCTTACTTGGAATGATTTTTCTGAGAAGATATTTAGACGCTGTGTGAGCGATTTGGTAGGCCTTGGAATGAGCGTTGTCAAAAGAACTAACGATCCAAACTATGGCATTACGACGGAGTACGTAGACCCCGTAATGTTTATTCACAACTACACGGAAGATCCTGGCTTTAACGACTTGACCTATGCGGGTCACATCAAAAAAGTCACTATTGCAGAACTCAGGCGTTTGGCTGGCGATGAGCTTGACGAAAATGATCTTCAAAAGATTGCAGACAAGGTTAAAGGTAGAGATGGAAACAACCACTCAAAGTACAATAAGAAGCACTATGACACAGATACAAACTCTATGTACTATGGCTATGACGAGTACACTGTGTCTGTTCTTGACTTTGAGTTTCTGACTGTAGAGACAATGCATTTTGAAGAAAAAGAGAATCGCCATGGCGGGTCTAACTTCTTCTACAAGGGCTTTAATTACAAAAAGCCCAAAGGCAGCGTCTTTAAGAGAGAGTCTACCTGCATGGATATTGAAGTTGTCTATGAAGGCAGCTATGTTCTTGAGTGCCCCTATATGTTTGGATACGGCAAGAAAAAGAACATTCCAAAGAATATGCATGACTTGACTAGAGCCAGGTTGTCTTATTCGGTAACATCAACCAACATTCAGGATATGATCCCGAAGTCAATGGTTGATAGCTGCACTGGATTTGCGGACATGTTGCAACTCACCCACTTGAAGATTCAGCAAGCTATTGCTAAGGCTAAGCCTGACGGATTGATTATTGATATTGAGGGGCTGGAAAACGTTCAGCTTGGAAAGGGTGGTGAGCTTCAGCCATTGGATCTTCATGATATCTACGAACAAACAGGTGTCTTCTACTACAGAAGCAAGAATCCAGAGGGTGGATTCCAAAATCCTCCAGTAAGAGAGATTGGAAACAGCATTCGAAACATCAATGAGCTGATTGGTTTGTACAACCACTACCTTAGAATGATTCGAGACACTACGGGAATCAATGAAGCTGTGGATGCGTCTACTCCAAAGGGTGATGCTCTTGTTGGTGTTCAGCAACAAGCAATTGCTGCAAGCAATAATGCCACATACGACATCACAAATGCTGCACTCAACCTTTACAAAAAGGTTTGTGAAGACATTGTCAAGTGCGTTCAGATTATTCCAAAGGAGTCTGTTCTTCATCAGGCCTACGTAAGAGCTCTTGGTGATGAAAACATGGATGCTCTAACATCGTTTGATGATCTGCCCATGTACAATTTTGGAGTGGTAATCTCCAAAGACATGGAGGAAAAAGACAAAGCATATTTAGAGCAAAACATTCAGATGGCGATTCAGCAAAAAGAAATTGATCTTGAAGACGCCATTGCAATTCGGCAGCTCAAAGATGTAAACCAAGCTGAACGACTGCTTATCGTCAGAAGAAAAAAACGCATGCAGCGCATGCAAGCTCAGGCAAAACAAAACTCTGACGTGCAAAAGCAAGAGGCTATGCAAGCGGCTCAGGCCAGCTCACAGCTCAAAATGAAAGAGGCTGAGATGGAAGCCAAGCTTGACATTGAAAAGATGAAGGTCAAAAACGAAATGGAGACTAAGCTCGAAACAATGCGTCACGAGTTTAGAAAAGAAATCGAGATGATTAAGGCCAAGGCTACGCTTGGATTCAGAGAAGAAGACCAGGAGTTTAGAGAAAAGCTTGAGGTTCTGAAAGAAGACAGAAAAGATGACAGACTCTCCACTCAAACGTCAGATCAGAGCAAGCTCATTTCTCAACGCCAGGGCAAAAGAGAAGAGGTTCAGAAAGGGCCTACAAAACTAATAGACAAACTATTCGCTGAATAATGGCACAGTCGGTAAATTTTGACGTCACGGAGGTATTGAATATCACCTGCAAAAAAGGTGACACGTTTTCTATGACGCTAACTCTAAAAGACTCCGCTGGAACAGCTCTAACTCTGGCAACGGACAATTACGTCTTTGTTATGCAGGTAAAGAACAGAGTGCCATTTGGCGACAAGAGATCTGGCAAGACAAGAGATGAAATCATTTTGGCCACCCCAGCAGCAGCTAAAGCAAAGTCAGGACAAAAGACAACCAACTTTTTGTTTGAAGAGCCTGTAGCCAATGACAGCGGTCAGGTAACTATTGAAGCTTCTGCAGAAGTTATGAGCAAGATCAAAGCAGGCTCTTACACGTATGACTTTCAACACATAAAGCCTAGCTCCAGCGGGTTGGACGCCCACACAACAGTTCTTAAAGGATCGTTTGTTGTAAACCCCGATGTATCTGAGTTCTTCTGATGTCTGTAAGCGTTACTACAACAGCTGGTAATTCAGTTTCTGTATCTGTAAACGGAGGGACTTCTGTTTCTTTTACATCGACATCAACCTCTGTATCTGTATCTGAAAAAGAAGCGAGTCAGATTATAGTTACTAACAAGGGTCCAAAAGGAGATACTGGTGCTACGGGTGCTACAGGAGCTACGGGCGCAACAGGAGCCACAGGACCGCAAGGTCCAACAGGTTCTACGGGGCCTCAAGGCTCCACGGGTCCTCAGGGCGCTACAGGGCCTCAAGGTCCAGCTGGATCTGATGGTACCTCACCCAATGCCTTTACCACACTGGCTGTATCTGGTCAGGACAATGTGGTTGCTGATGGAGTGGATGACACCCTCACTCTTGCCGCTGGGTCTAACGTAACTATTACAACAAACGCATCAAGCGACACAGTTACGATAGCTTCTGCTGATACAAACACTCAGCTAAGCACCGAGCAGGTTCAGGATATTGTAGGCGGTATGTTTTCTGGCAACACGGAGACACGAATCTCTGCCACGTATCAAGATGATGACGGAACGATTGACCTTGAAGTTGATGCCATACCCGTAGACCTTACATCTGATGGTGCTGGCACAATACATGCAAACAATGTTCCCACCCTTAACCAAAGCACTACTGGCAATGCTGCAACAGCTACAGCACTTGCAACAGCAAGAGCAATCAACGGAGTAGACTTTGACGGCACGGCACCTATTACAATTACTGCTGCTGGGAATACGCTTTCTAATACTGTCCCCGTATCTAAAGGTGGCACAGGGGCAACTAGTTTATCGGCTAACTCTTTGCTTACGGGAGATGGCACAAACGCCATATCTGCTGAAAGCAACTTGACCTTTGACGGTAATAATCTTGTTGTTACTGGAGTTGAAGTATTTTCTTTCCCAGATACTGCGGACCAATATCACGGAGAGGCTGTTACCTTTGGAAGCGGTCCCAGTGGGATTGATGGTAACATTGAGCAGGGTAAGCTGTATTACTTGGACTCTAGTCAGCAGTGGGAAGAGACAGACGCTAATGCAGCTTCAACGTCTAGCGGAATGATAGGAATAGCTGTAGCTGATGATACTACTAGATTCCTTGTCCGTGGATTTGCTAGGCACACTAGCTTTTCTGGGTTAACAACGGGTCAGATTGTTTATGTGAGCACTACGACTGGAGAGATAACAAATACTGCCCCTTCAGGAAATGGCGACATTGTTAGGGTGATTGGGTATTGTGTAAATGCTACTACTAGAGTGATATACTTTGATCCAGACAAAACCTTTGTAGAGGTCACTGCATAATGCCTACGATAAACGCAAACAGAGTAGGCCGTATTGTGGGTGTTACAAACTCAAACTTTAGTACAGCCAGAACTTCTGATTCAGGCACTGCTACTGATGGGCCAACTGGAGATCTCTCTGTGCAGTTTTTTGTTGGTAGGGGCGCTCATAGATTCACTAGAGCTTTCATTCATTTTGATACAAGCAGCATCACAGGGACTGTAACAGCAGCCCATATTGACATACAGGGGGGAAGTTCTAATCAGCCAGATCCAAACGACACGATTCTCGTGAAAAGCACAGCCTTTGGTGGGGATGGAGGTACAGCCATTTCTACTTCAGACATGTTTAGCTCTTTGGACTACAGCACCGCCTACTCTACAGAGCTCACTACGTGGTCCACATCAAACAACGAGTATACCCTAACATCAGCGGCTCTGTCTGATATTCAGAATAACAATGACTTTACAGTAGCTGTGATTATGCATGATTCTGATTTTCAGAATACAGACACAAATGCTACTGAGGACATTTCGATAGATTTCAGCACTACGATAACTCTAGACTACACTTTGGCCGCTACTGGATACGGTCACAAGGTTAACGGTGTAGCCTCTGGAAGCATTGCAAAAGTCAATACGGTTGCTACAGCAAGCATCGGCAAAATAAATACTGTTGATTGATTATATTTGCAAAAACAACACTAACTCAAAATGGCTACTACTACTGCAACAATTACCATTTCCAGCTCTGATTTGACTGGAGATGCTTTGTCACTTAGCACGACGGCAACGTTGACTAAGGCTAATTCTGCTTCTGGTTTGGATCAAACCACAGGCGTCGCTCGTAAGTTCTTCGCTAGCGCTCAGGCTAATACAACTCTGATCGCTGCTGCAGATTACACTGCAGGAAAGGCTCACAAGGTTTACATCAAAAACACCTCAACCAGCAACTCTGAGTTTGTTAAGGTTGAACTTGGAGCGTCTAACCTTTCTCTTGGCTTCCTTTATGGCGGTGACTTTATGTTCATTCCTTACGACGGTGAAAATGACATTGATATTGACACGTCTGATGTCAATATGACTGTTGAGTTCCTCGTTATTTACGAAGCATAATGGCAACGGTAAGAGTCACATTGGGGCTCTCAAGTGCTGATGTCATGTCAACTGCAGTCAGCCTTAATGTGGCTGCTAATTTGTTGGCTGACTCTGGCAGTATTGTACGCGCCAAAGTAAAGGGTACGGCTGCTGATACAGACGACCTTGTTATTTACAAGGCTAACGACAAGCTTGAAAGCGCCTATCTCTACATCCAGAATCTGGACCCAGAGAAAGAGAATTACATCACGGTGAGAAACGAAACCGAATCCAATACAGCGCTTGTTGCTAAGATTGGCGGTGGCGAGTTTGCATTTATTCCTGTTGCAGTAGACAAGACATATCAATGCATTGCCACCAAGGTCAACACCATGATTGAATACGGAGTGTTCGGTTTGGACAACTCAGCAGTCACACTTGCATAATACTTAGAGCAATGCTAGAAAGAAATCTAAAGCCAGTTCTTATTACAGGGGCTACTACGGTATCGGCTCCAGAAAATCAATTTTTCAGGGCGATTACCGTTTTGTCGCTCGACACTGCCACCGATACAATTAGTGTAAAGGGTGGTATTTCACAGGGACTTGATCAAAACGACGCATCTGATGGGTCTACGTACTTGGCGAATCAAGAGACTCCTGCCGACGAAAAAACAGGTGTCAACCTTAATGGCACTCACAGTGCTGGTATATACGAGTTTATCCCAACCGTCGCAGTCGCAATCAATGTTCCTGCTGGAACTACCATCTATGGCAGATTTACAGAGGTTGCTACGGGCGCGAACGATACAGTAATCGCCTATATGTAATAAAACAATAATTCAATACAATGGAAAACACAATTCACCTCCAAGAAGAATCGTTCGAGAAAGCAGAGATCTTTGACACGCCAGAGCAGCTTGCTGCCAGCATGCAACAAGACTCTGCACCACAAGTAGAAGCTCAGCCAGAACAGCCTGCGGAAACCCCATACGTGGACCCAGAGCCAGCCCCTGCAGAGGAGCCATCTACGCTCGAACAAATTACAGAAGCACAGCCCCAAGCAGAACAGCCAGTTCAAGAGGCGGTGCAACAACAAGAAGAAGATTATAGCGACGAGGAAATCGAAGCTGCGGTTCTAACGTTCATGAGCGAAAGGCTCGGAAAAGACATTGAATCGTTTGACTATTTCACTCAAGCACAACAACCTGCAATCGACGATCGCGTGCAGGCTATTGCTGACTTTGTTGCCGAAACAGGCCGCAAGCCAGAGGATTGGTTTACGTATCAGTCTATGAACACGACCGAAATGGACGATGTGACAGCGATGCGAGTTCAATACTCACAGCAGTATCCAAACTTGTCATACGACGAGGTTAACACGCTTTTTGAAAGCAGATACAAGCTCGACTCTAACGTCCATGATGACGCAACAGTTCGAGCATCCATGATTCAGCTGAAGGTTGATGCAACCGACGCTCGGAGAGAAATCGAAACTATCCGAGACAAGTTCAAAACACCAGAGGCTGTTCAAACCCCCTCTACCCAACAAGCATCGCGCTTTGATGATGGCTTCTACCAATCTATGGCAACCGAAACGGACGCCCTGCAAGGTTTGGAGTTTGATTTAGGGAACGATAAGACCTTTATGTTCGGCATCAATGACGAATACAGAGGTCAGCTCAAGGGTAGAACCAACAACATTGAGAACTTCTTTGACTCGTATGTCGATGGCCAGGGCAACTGGGACTACGATAAGCTGAACTCTCACCTCGCTGTCATTGATAACATTGACACAATCGTTTCCTCGGCATACCGCCAAGGCTTGGGTGATGGGCAGAAGACTATCGTTAGCAATGCTGCTAATGTGTCAACGAACACGACTCCATCAAGTGCTCAAAACATGAATGAGGAAAACCCTCTCGCACAGCAAGTAAGATCGCTGTTGCGTGGAGGTAAATCCAAAACAGTTTTTAACATCTAAGAATAAAAAATTATGGCTAATATTCTTTCAGGTCAGCCAGCAGTGGATGCTACTAGCGTAGCAGCAAACGCAGCTGGACTCAGACCATCGTTTCGGATTACACCCGAGACATACACAACTATTGATTCTTTGATCAAGACCACGAAGGACCACGTCCTTCCTGACTTGGTTGAGACTTACGGCGACCAGGGTATCACTGGTTTCTTGAAGCTCACTGGAGCTATCAACGCAGGCGGCACCTCTGACCAGTTCGACTGGTGGGAATTGGGTCGTCGTCACGCTAAGTTGACCTACGCAGCTGCTGACACCACTATTGCTGGTTCTGGCGTAAGCGTAAGCATCGACGCTACTGCCAACTCTGACGTTGCCTCTAATGTTCAGGCTAACGACGTTTTGATGGACGCAGCAACTGGTGCTCGCTTCATCGTTAAGTCTGGCGGTTCAGGCAGCGGCGATGCAACGCAAGTTGTTATGGTTAAGCTCGACGACTCAGCTGCTGTTGAAGATACTGATATCGACGCTTCTGCTGGCGGTACTTTGATCAAGCTCGGTAACATGTACGCACAAGGCACCAACCAGCCAACTGCATACGATGACATCGGGGTTCGCAAGTACAGCAACTCTTACATGATCGTTAAGGGTCGTTACGAAGTCAACGGATCGCAGGCGACTAACATCGGCTGGGTGAACATTGGTGGTGGCGAATACCGCTGGTTCATGAAGGGTGAGCAAGAAGCTCGCGCTAAGTTTGAAGATCAGAGAGAGCTGATGTTGCTCTTCGGACAGAAGAGAAACGAGCCTTCTGATTCATCAACAGCTGGAACCAACCTCGACGACGAGATGGCTGGTTCTGAAGGTTACTTCTCAGCTATCGAAGACAGAGGTATCGTTGTTCAAAACGCCAATGCTAACCCAATGGATAGCTTTGCTGAGTTTGACGACTTGATCTTGGAGCTCGACAAGCAGGGCGCACCTTCTGAGTACGCTATGTACTTGAACAGAAAGCAGTCTTTGGCTATTGACGACATGCTCGCAGCTGGTATCGCAACTGGAGTGACTGCTGGTTTGCCAGCTCAGTTCGGTGCATTCCAGAACGACGCTGACATGGCAGTGAAGCTCGGCTTTAAGTCATTCACTCGTGGAGGTTACTCTTTCCACAAGCATGACTGGAAGCTGTTGAACGATCCAACCTTGTTGGGTGCTGGTAACTTCTTGCAGGGCGCTATGGTGCCTTTGATGAACGTTACTGACGCTCGTTCAGGTATCAACGTTCCTGCTCTCTCCATGTTCTACAAGGAAGCAAATGGATACTCTCGTGAAATGGAGCACTGGGTGACTGGTGGCGGCGTGTTGGGTCACACCAACAACGGCGATGCTGGTACTGACCAGGCTGCGTTCCACTACCGTTCTGAAATTGGCCTCTGCGTTCGCGCTGCAAACCAGCACGTAATGATCAAGGGTTAATAGTCTTATTGTTTAACTATTAAAACCTAAATCATTATGGCTAGAGTAAGACACCAAGTACCTGGATCTATTACTGTTTCAAGACAGGTGCGTATTGCAGATGCTTTTTCTAATGGCGCAACTACGAAGTTCGCCCTGGAACAGCCTGCTAACAGCATCATCGAGTCTGTGTTGATTAGAACTGTGGGCGACGTTACCGTAGGTAGTGCCGTCAACATTGCTTTCAACCTTGGAACAGGTAATGATCACACGGGTCAACAAGTTGTTGCAAACGTCAACTACCTTAGCGGAGGCGATAACACTACAGTGAATGCTGGAGTTGTTAAAGTCTGCGACATTGTTGATGGCGTAAACTCTGATGCTGTTGCTTCTTATGGCAACGCAGCTGCAGTTACAACTGATGACAGAACATTGTTTGGAAGATTCGTTACTGGCGCTGCAAACGTTACGACTGGAGCTGGCAAAAACGAAGTGGAAGTTCACGTTACTTTCAGACAATTTTGATGACTAATGCGAATGGGGCTTCGGCCCCCTTTGCTTTTCTCTTTTAACAAACACGAAAAAAACCTATAATTATGGGACACTTTGATAAGCTGCAAGCGAAAAACGTTGTAGCTAACAACATTAAGGGGGCATACCAGGGTGCTGTCGTTTTGAACGGCGGAACTGATGTAACGCTCACTGCCAATCAATCTGGTGCTGTATGCGTCTTTGATGCAGCTGGCGCTTCTTCATTTACTCTTCCAACTCCTCAAAAGGGCCTTCACTTCACGTTTATTACGGCTGTGACTGCTACTGCAGATCACGTCGTTAAAACGGCAACGGATGCTGCTGGTTTCTTGGGTGGTGGTATTGTTGTAAATACTACTGCTGATCAGCTGGATGATGTTTCTGCAGCTACTGATGGAGAGAATGACCACATCACCATGAATGGAACTACTACTGGTGGACACGTTGGTTCTACTATCAATGTTTGGGGCATTTCTGACTCAAATGCCGCTAAGTGCTGGGTTGCACAAGTGGCACTGGTTGGATCAGGAAACACCGTTACACCATTTGGTGACGATCAGCTCTAATCTGAGATACACGCTACGAGAAAGGCCCTACGGGGCCTTTTTCTTTTTCACTATATTTGCAATACCTTTAATGCAATGAAAAAGTTTTTCCTGTTCAAGCGCCGAGAGCTCAATGCTTCCAGCACCCTGACGTCTGATAGTGGCGAGGGTCTTGACTTATTTGCTGTACCCGCTGACAGAATAGGCTTTATCTCTGCATCAGTTGGAAAGGTGGGCATCGTATTCAACGACGCCACGATCTACGAAGAGAGCAACCTCCTAGACGGAGAATCGTTTAGAAAAACATCTGTAACAGTATCGTGCGAAGAGGGCAAGGAAGAAGCTTTGATTGGCGACATCATGTCTTTTGTTTACTCTTCAGGCTCCAAGCAGAGCGTCATGAAGTTTGATGCTGTTGGTAGCAGCAATGTCAAGAATGTCAAGCTTGAGTCTTTTTCTGATGTGACCTCAGAGGTTAGAGAGCTTCCTGTTGTAAGATCTACGGGGGACGCAAGCAGAAACACATTCATTGGCGGAACCGCAGGAACAGCCTTCGGAACTGGCAACGTCATTGCAGGAATCGACTTTGGAGCTGACAACAAGCCAGTAATTGACCTTAACGAAACAGGTCTGGGTGAGTCAGGCGGCAACGTAAACGCATGGACAAATAGTGGCTCTGGAGGCAGCACATACAACGTGTCCGCTATTAGCGGCACGCTGAACTTTGATGATTCAACAGGCAGAGCTAACAACGGATTGGCCACTGCTGCAGCTGATTTTGCTGGAGTAAATAACGTTCAACTTGCAAACAACTACGTGAGGTCTGGTGACTTTACAATGTTTGCTGTTATCGGAAAAAGCACCTCAGACATCGACGACTTACCTAAGCTTGGCCCCTTGGTTCAGGGAAGCGCCACTTCTGGTCAGGGTTTGACTCTTGCATTTGCGGATGCGTTCAACAATGGTGCTTACGTTCTGAAATTTGCTAACGAGAGAGGTGAATCAGTGGTTGCAGGGACACCAAATCCAATTATAGACTCTCATCTTCCGTCAGAAATTAGAAGAACAGCATATGTGTTTGTTATCAGAAGAGATACTTCGAACAATTTGTTTTTCCATACAAACGATGGGGATCTTGATGCCTTCGTAAACGCAAACACTGAAGGGGCCAACGCAAGAACTGACGGGAACTTATTGATCAAATACCTAGGCAACGGCCTCGGCGATAAGTTCGTTGGTAACGTTGCTCGATTTGGGGTTATTGAAAGAGACATTGGGGCTTCGTCAGCCGCCTCTCTTGCCAGAGCCCTCGCAAATAAATATACACCATAACTCAATTCAATATCATGGAACAAACCAAAAAGCGCCCTGGGCGGCCTAAAGCCCAACAAAAGCCAAAGGAAGAGCATGTTGCACAAGCTCCAGTGGCTAAGAAGTCTTTGCCTATTAAGCGCAAGGAATTTGTAAACCCTAACGCAGAGTACGAGTTGATTCGTAATTCTGGGGTGGTCTTTATGTTGCCACAAAAAGGCGTCACTGTATTTGATGCAGAAAAAGACACTGTACGCGAGCTTCGCTACTGCCCGAACGAGCCTTCTGTGTGGCGCGATGAGCAATCAGAAAACGCTACTCGACAGTCTGTTATCTTCCGCGATGGTAGGCTGTTTGTCCCCAAGGCGGCTCCGAACTTGCGTGTATTTATGGAGAAGCACCCGTTCAATCAAGCGAATGGCGGCAGCATCTTTAGACTTGTTGACAAGAAAAGAGATGCAGAGCAAGAGCTCCAAAAGGAGTTTGCTCTTACAGATGCAATCTCCATGGTAAGAGACAAAGACATTCAAGAGTTGTTGCCTGTTGCCATGTACTTTGGCATCAATATCAACTCTTCTGTATCTGACATTAGATTCAATTTGCTGCGCGTTGCCAAAACCAAAACGCAAGAGTTTATGGAGTCATTTGACTCTCCTCAGGTAAAGTGTCGTTCTGTTATTCAGCAGGCCGCTGACTACCAGATTATCAAGCTTGGCTCTAAGTCTGTCAACTGGTTTGACAGCAATTCAATGATTGTCTCTGTCCCTGTGGGTCAGGACCCATTGGACGTAATGTCCCGATTCTGCCTGACAGAAAAAGGGGCCTCGGTGCTAAGCACACTAGAGGAAAGACTTGAACGTCTAGCATAAAAGGAGGCCCTTCGGGGCCTCTTTTGTTTTTGTATATTTGTGGTATGGCTAGTGTACAGACGGTATACAGGACTCTGAAGGACCTGACAAACAAAGAACAGAAGGGGTTTATCACTCCAGCCGTGTTCAATCGGTTCGCATACATTGCTCAGCTGAGCATCTACAACGAATTGTTTTCAGAGCTTCTTGAGGCCAAGAAAGCACAGGTTCAAAGGCTGGACCCAGGACGTGACAAGTCTATGCGAAAGCGCACACTAGAAGACCTCTCTGTGTTTGTAACAAGAGAGCATAACTACACCGTGACCGACTCAAATCAAGGGAATGTGTTTTTGAAGCCATCAAACTTCTCAAGACTCATTTCAATTAGCAAAGGTGCTGGGGAGGAGTCTGGTGTTTTTGAGCTTGATAGAACCAACATTGAGTTGGTGTACGACGTAGAGAAGATGGGTAAGATCTTGGGTAGCAATCTGTCTACCCCTACTGACGATTTTCCTGTAGCCTTGATTACCGATGAAATCGAGGTATTTCCATCAAGCATTGAATCCATAGACATCACATACTACCGACGCCCAGGCGGTATTGACTTCAACTCCAACTACGTTGACGACAAGCCGTTCTACGCGACAGAAGAGTTTGACGGCTTAGAGGTTTTTTCTCCTGAACAATCAATCGACTTCATGCTGCCAGAGCATTACAGCTATGAGCTTGTTATGGAAATCGCTAAGTTGGTGGGCATCAGGCTCAGAGATGGGGTTGTTAGTCAAGCCGCAGTACAAGAATCAGCTAGATTATGAGTCATAACAAAGTAAAACTTAGCCAGCTTGTAAAGGACTTCATTCTGACATCTGACTCTGATGACTTTGCAAACAATGTATCAGACTCTGCAATCAGAAACTTTGCACTTCGTGGCATTCGAGAAATTGGATTTGACCTTGGTAAGAAGGTAAAATCTCTTAAGCTGAGCATCAACTCTACAAACAACACTGTCTCACTTCCTGACGACTTTGTTGACCTGTCTAAGGTTGG